TGGCGTGCAGGTGCATGGGCGGGATCGGCGGGAACGGCCTGGCGAAGCCGGAAAAGTTCTCAAGCCCTGCCGGCGCGAGCGTGGCGTTGAGCGACACGCCGTCGAACGCGCTCGCGTTCGCTGCCCCATCCGGGCCGAGCGTGGCGTTGAGCGCGTGGCTCGAAAACGCGGCGGCGTTGGCGAAGCCGTCGGCGCCGAGCGTCGCGTTGAGCGCGTGGCTCGAGAACGCGGCTGCGTTGGCGAGACCGTCCGCAGCCAGCGTGGCGTTGAGCGCGTGGGTGGAGAACTCGTCGGCGTCGGCGAAGCCCGCGGGCTCGAGCTGGTGCGCGCCCGCGCCGCTCGCCGGCATGTGCGCCAGGCCGGGCATGAAGGACCATTCGCCCTCCGCGGCCGGCGCGTCGAACGCGATCGCGAGCGCGACCGGGTAGACGTCGTTCAGCGCCCACGGCTTCTCCGCCGCGGCGGCGTCGAACTGCTGCTCGAGGCTCGCCGGCGAGCCGCCGACGTTCAGGCGCACGTCGCGCGCCCCGCTAGGCGTTGCGCGCGAGGATCTTCGCGCGCTCCTTCTTGATCGCCTCCGCGCGCTGGAGCGCGGCCACCAGCTCGGCGCGCTTCGCGTCCAGGAGCTCCGTCACCAGGCCGGACTTCTCGAGCGCGCCGATCGTCGCCTGCAGGTCGATCGACCCCTTGCGCAGCGCGGCGTCCTCGTCGGCGAGCGCCTGCAGCCTGCCGACGTCGGCCAGCGCGCGGTCGAGCCGCGCGAGCGCCTTCACCGCGGTGGCGGCGACGTCGGCGGCCTCGCACTCGAGCACGGCGGTCACGTCCTGGCCGCGATCGTTTCGCTTCGATACCGCTACGGTGTACACGTGGTGATCTCCTTACGCGTTGTCGTACTGGTCGACGATGGCCTTGAAGTTGAAGCGGCGCACGTCGCTCGTGGTGCCGGCGTCTGGCTGAAAGAGCACCCAGCCCTCACCGGCCTGGAAGTCGAGGTACTCGTCCTCGTGCTGCGGCGCGAACGGCGCGTTCACCTTCGACACCACGTTCTGCCCGACCGCGGTCGCGAAGTCGATGCCCGGCGGCAGCCAGGTGAGCGCGATGGCGCCGCTCACCAGCGACACGGTCATGCCGGTCGACGCGGTGTAGAAGTTGAAGGCGTTCGCCGCGTCGCTCTCGCGGCGCTTGGCGGGCGTGATGCTCGCGCCCGAGGGCGAGCCGGTGAAAGTGAAGCGCTGCAGCGCGATCCTCGGCAGCGTGAGATGGTCCGCCGTCGGCGCCGCGCCTTGCTCGAACACCACCTCGAAGCGCCGGATGCGCGCGCGCTTGGACTGCCCGCTCGGCATCGCGATCCATGCGAAGCCCGTCGAGGTGCCGTTTTGCGCCGACGCCTGCACCGACTGCGCCGCGGTGGGCACGTAGCAGTAGATGCCCTCGATCAGCTCCTTGCTGACCGGGATGTAGAAATGCTCGTGTACCGTGTCGGGGCCGACGACGCGCGTCTGCGTGCGCACCTTCTTGCCGGTGTTGCCGGTATCTGAAGGCAGGATGATGATCGAGGCGAGAGGGCGTGCCATGTTTCGTCCCTAGAGCTTGAAGATCTTGTTCGCGCCGTTGCTCCAGACGATCGGGCATGCCTGCCCGCCCTCCGGAGTGAACGGCAGGCCGACGACGCTGTCGAGATACGCGATGAGGCGCGCGGTCGCGTCGGCTCCGGTGTGCAGGAAGATGACCAGCGCGTTGCACGGATCGCCCGCGCCGGCGTTGAGCGTGGAATCGTCGGCGTCGAAGGTGCCGTCGTCGCCGAGTGCCTTCCCGGCGAGCGCCGCGCTGCGCCCGTTGTCGACCGCGCCGAGATCAGCGACGAACTCGTCGGCGGCGTCGTAGGCGTAGGTGCTCTTGACGAGCATCACGCGCACGTCGGCGTTGAGCAGATCGAGCCCGGCCCCCATCGCGCGCTTCTTCGCTTTCGGGAAAATCGCGTCAGCCATTGGTGAGGTCCTCCTCGGTCAGCTCGTAGCTGCGGCCGTCGCCCAGGGCGATGCGCTTCTTCGTTTTTCCGTGCCTGAGCGTGAGCTCGAGCTCCTGGCGCTGCGCCGCGTGCTTGCCCAGGGCCTCGATCAGCGCGCCGGTCGTCTTCGCGTGCTCGGCGAACACGTCCGCGAGCGCCTCGGCGAAGCGCTCGGGGGCGAGGCCGCCCTTCATGGCGGCCGCGACGCGCTCGAGCTCGGCGAAGCGCTCGTCCGCGCGCTCGCCCCACGCGCGGATCAGGTCGCTTGCCTCCTGCAGGGCGGCGTCGCGCTCCTCCTTCGATTCTGGCGGCGAGGTGAAGCTGTCAGCGTCCTGCTGCTTCGCCCGCCGCCCCTCGGCCTCGGCCTGGGCGGTCTTCAGCTCCTCCTCGGCGTCGACCTCGAGGCCGAGCTTGGCGGCGATCGCGGCGACGAGCGTGATCGCGCTCTTGCGGCTCAGGAGCTCCTGGCTCACCAGGCTCGCGCACGCGGCCGCGACCTGGCCGAGCGCCGAGCCGTGCTTGGTGAGGTCCTTCTCGGCGAGCTCGGGGAAAATCGCCTGCACCTTCCACTTCGGGTCCGACCAGTCCACCATCTCGTTCGCCGCCCTCGCCTTCTGAAAGAGCACGTAGCGCCCGATCGATTCGAGCATGTGCTTGAGCACGCGCTGGCGCATGGCGAGATTCTTCATCGTCGGTGCCGCCATCTCGGCGCCGACGGCGCGGTTGACGTCGCCGCCGCCGCCGTACCAGTGCTCCGGGATCGACGCCCCGCCGAGCACGTGGTTGCGGAACAGGCGCGCGCCCTCGGAGGTGTCGACGCTCTTCAGATCCGCGGAGAGCGCTGCCCAGGTCTCCGAGTCGTTGTGCACGCGCACGCTCATCGGCCGGGGCGTGGTGATCTGCTTCGCGCGCGCCGTGACCTGGTCGGGCGTCGCGTTCTTCAGCGTCACGTCCCAGATGAAGGAGCGCAGCACCGCGTAGCGCTCGAGCTCGCCGAACATGAACTGGTCGTAGGCGTCGAGCCAGTCTGCCTGCGGCAGGAGGTCCGAGCGCCCGCGCGAGCCCGACGAGAGGTCGTTCACGCGGAAGTAGAACGCGTCGCCGTCGTCGAAGGTCTCGCGGATCGCCTGCGTGCGCACCGTGAAGACGTTCTCGTCGCCGTTGATCACCACGCGGTAGCGGCGCGCGCGGCCCTTCCTGTCCTTCACCGTCACGATGCCGATCGGCTGCTCGGGGTTGTCCGGGTCCTTCACCACCGTCTCGATCAGCGCCGGGTCGAGGTAGCCGATGCGCACCATGCCGTCGTGCTCGTTGACGAACGCCGGGTAGCACTGCTCGCCGAAGATCGCGAGCTCGCGCGCCTTCTTCGGCAACTTGATGTCCATGTCGTTGATCGGGTCGAGCCAGAAGCGCGCGAGCGCCTTCTGGTTCTCCTCGTCCTCGACCTGCAGCTTCACGCCCTCGGCGAGCAGGAACGCCACCGGCAGCTCGATCAGGCGGTTGCCGAGCAGGTTCTGCTCCCACAGGTAGAGCGCGATCTTCTGCATGTGCGACTGCGTGAGCGGCGCGAGGTCGCGCTCGGCGGCGCCGGTGAGCCTGCGCCACTGGTCCTCGTCGGCGTCGATCGTCTGGCCGTAGGCTTCGCGGAACGCCGCCTCCTTCACCGGCTGGCCGGGCAGCGGCAGCGCGGCTTCGATCGCGCCGATGAGGAACTTCCTCAACGTCTCTTTAAGCGCCATTCAAGCCGTCCTCCTGAACATTGCCGTGCGCCGCCGGTTCGCCATCGCCTCGGGCAGGAACGCGTCGCGCTCAGGATCGACCGACTCGCCCGCCGGCGGCTGGCCCTCGGCGCGCGTTGCCGCCCAGGCGAGCACGCGCGCGATCGCGCGATCGCCGTGGCGCTGCTTCTTGTCGCTGCCCTTATCCTTGCCCTCGTCCATCGTCGGGTAGCCGCCCTTGAGGATCACTCGCCGATGGTCGGTGATCTCGTCCTCGTCGCCGGCGAGCTCGCAGAACTGGCTCTCGAGCGCGCCCTTGTAGGTCGGGAAGTTTTCCGCGTACCACTTGCTGCTGGCCATCACGCACTCGACGCGCGCGGGGCCGAACTTCAGGAGCGCGGCCTCCGCGAGCTGCTGCCCGTTGCCGCGCGCGTCGTACTTCGCGTGATGGAAGTGCGGCAGATTCTCGAGGAGCCAGGTGTCGATCTTCTCCTGCACGTCGAACGGCAGGCTGCGCAGCTCTAGCGTGAGTACCGCGCGCCAGCGCCCGCCGCCAAGCTCCTGCAGCACGCTATCGACCGAGAGGTCGCCCGAGCGTCCGAAGTCGCGACCCTTCACCGTGCGCGCGTCGTGCGGCAGCGAGTCGACCGCGGGCTTGAGCACGTCAGCAATCCAGCGCTCGGTCTCTTCCAGCCGCTTCTCGTTGAACATCCACTCCGGCGGCTGCGACCAGCGGATCACGCGGCAGAGCTCCGGGCTTCGCTGGCAGCGTTCGACAATGGTCCGCGGGATGTAGACGCCCGAGCCCATCGAGGGGATGCAGTCGAGCTCCTCGGCCGCGCCATCGCCGTATTGCGCGCGCACCTTCGCTTCCCACTCGGCGCGCGTCTTCTCCTTCAGGCGCCTGCCCATCACGAGAGCGACGCGCTCGTAGAGGCCGGCGTCGAGCGCCTGGCTGAACGTGGTCGAGTGCAGCGAGTAGGGCAGCTTGCCGGCGCGGATCTCTTTCACCAGCCCGTTGAAGACGTTGTCCTCGCCGTTGTGCGACGACAGCACTCTGACCCGCCCGCCCCAGATCAGCATCGCGAGAGCGGCCTTCAAGAGCCCCGGCAGGTCGTCGTGGAACGCCGCCTCGTCGATCGTCACCTTGCCCTGCTTGCCGCGGATCGAGCGCGGCCGCGAGGAGAGCGCGAGCACCTTGAAGCCCGACGCGTAGTCGATGCGGAACGCCTTGATCTGGCGCGGCTCGCCGCTCTCGGTGGTGTCGTCGAACATCACCTCGCGCGCTTCGCCCGCGGCCTGGCTGAACGCGCGCGACCACATCGCGCAGTCGTCGATGTACTCGCGCGCCATGTCTTCCGAGTAGCCGATGTAGAGCGCGTCCATCCCGCCCTCGGCGCCGGCGGTGAGCACGCTGTCGGAGGCGTCGCACCAGGACGCGCCGATGCGGCGCGACTTCTCCCAGACCGCGACGTCGGCCTGGTCGCTCACCCAGTCCTGCTGATACGAGAGCAGCACGTGCGGCGCGCTCGAGCGCGCGAGCGCCTGCTCCACGCCAGCGGCTGTTGCCGTCTTCCTCGGCTTACGCATCGCCGCGCTCCAGCGCCGCGCGGATCTCGGCGCTCGGCCGCTTGTCGTGCCAGTGCACGAGGTAGCAGTCCGGGCAGACGAGCTGCTCGTTCCAGCCGCGCGTGCAGCCCTTGCCTGGGCCGCGGCAGATCTTCAGGTGCGGCAGACCGTGGCCCGCGCACTCGCCGCGCGCGCGGTCGATCTCCTCGGGGGTCGGCAGGCGCCACGCCACCTGCGGTGCGATCGCCGTCGGCGTCTCCACCGGACCCGGCACCACGATCTCGTCCGTGCGCCGCGGCTCGATCCGACTTTCCACCACGAGCCGGAGAAGCCGCCGCAGCAGGCGCTCGAGGAGGCTCGTCAGGACGCGATCCCCAGGATCTCGCGCTTGATCGAGTCGACGGTGCCGGCCGAGAGCCCGCCCTTCTTCGCCAGACGCGCGACCTTGTCGGCGGTCGACTGCGCCTTGGCGCGGATCTCGATCTCGTGGCGCTTCTGGTGCACGCTCGCGCGCGAGAGCGCGGCGATGTTCTTCGCGAGCGAGGAAAGGATCTTCGCGCGCTGCACCGGGTCTTCCTCGCTCTCGGCCTCCTGCAGCGCGACCAGCATGTCGAAGATCTCGGTCGAGAGCATGCTCATCACCGCGCCCTCGCGCAGCCCCGCGTCGTCGGGCGCCTCCTGGGCGATGAGCCGCGCCGCCTCGGTGCTCGCCTTGATCGCCGCGAGCTTGCGCTCGAGGTTCCGGCCGTAGCGGTGGATCGAGCTCTTGCCGATCGAGATCCCGAGGCCCGCGAGCCAGGTCTCGAGCGCGTCGTAGCCGGAGAAGCCGCGCTTCACCAGCTCGGCGTCGAGCTGCTTGCGCGTCTCCTCCGGCAGCTGCGTGATCTTCGAGCGCTGGCCCACCGATCACCAATACTTCTTCGGCCGCGCGATGCCGGGCTCGGCGGCGATGGTGTACTCGACGAAGTCGACGCCGTGGCGCGTGAGCTCGGCGGTCCAGGGCGCGCCCTCCAGGCGATCGAGCTGGAGGAGCTTGCGGTCCTCGAGGTAGTCGAGCTCGCGGCGCAGCTCGAGCGCGGTGCACTGCACCGGCACGCCCTGGATCGCGCCGAGGACGAGCGGCTCGGCGACCGGCTCCGGCCGCCCGGCGTTGACGGCGACCATGATCAGCCAGCGGATCTGCTCGCGGCGCGCCTTGTCCATGTCCATCGTCTACCCCCGCCCCGTCTGTTGGCGCTCGGCCATGAGCCGCATCTCCGAGTAGAGCGCGTCGAGCTTCGCGGTGATCACGGTCTCGAACCGGATGTGGTCCTCGCGCCGCACGTACTCGCGCGGCAGCTCGGCCAGGTGCTTGAGGAAGCTGGTATGCAGCTCGTGGTAGTGCTTCTCGAGCGCGGCCAGCCGGTCCTCGTAGACCTTGCGCCCTTCCAGGCGCGCGGCGTCCTGCGCCTTGAAGCGCTGGTCGAGATCGGCCTTGAACTGCCTGACGATCAGAGCGGCGAGGGCGTAGTAGCCGCTCACGATGGTGGCGACCACGCTGACGAGCACGCCGATGGTGGAGAGGTCGACGCTCATGGCGTTCTTGCTCCTTTCATTGGAGCTTCGCCTTCACGACGACGCCGAGCGCGCCCCTGAAGCCGTCGTGCGGCGGCAGCAGCACCAGGTTCACGCCGTGGCGCCGACCTTCCCAGGCGAGAGTCGGCAGCGGCGCGACGATCAGGCGGTCTTTCTTCGCGTCGCGCTTGAGCTCGAGCTCGTAGCCGCTGACGGCGATCAGCGCGGCGCCGGCGCGCAGCTCGCCGAAGCCGATCGGCATCCAGCTCGCGCCGGCGTAGCTCGAGGCGCGGCAGTAGCTGTTCTGGTAGCCGCCGGCGACGAAGCGCAGCTCGCCCCGGATGCGGTGCTCGAAGCCGACGCCGGGGTTGAGCTCGCAGTAGTCGCCGCCCTCGAAGTGGTACGAGGCGATCGACGCGGTGAGCCAGGTCTGCGCGACGGCGGGCACGCACGCGCACACCAGCAGCGCGGCGATGACGAGGTCGATGGCGAAGCGGCTCATGCGACGCTCAGGTTCGGGATCTTCGCCACGCGCTCGGCCCACGCCTGGCACGGCACGCAGCGCTGCGCCGAGGGCAGCGCACGGCGGCGCTCTTCGGGAATCGGCTCGGCGCAGTCGGCGCAGAGCTCGTTGCCGCGCGCGTCGAGCTTCGCCGCGCGCGCCTGGCGCTCGAGCCGCTCGGCGAGGTAGGCGGCCTCGCGCTCCTGGGCGTCGTCGATCGTGTCCATCAGGGCTTGCGCGATCCGGCGAGCATCTCGTCCTTGTCGCGCGAGCCGCGCGAGCTGCCGAACTCGAACTGGTGCGCGTCGCGCAGGCACAGGCCGAAGATCGAGGCGATGGTGGAGAGCAGCGCCACCACCTCGCCGGGGATGTCCTTGCGGAAGAACGCCAGCACCACGAGGCAGGCGAGCAGCCCGAGCCAGTCGCAAATGATCATGATGTCGGCGCGCTTGTTCTTGCCGGCGTTGAGCTTGCGCACGTCGATGTCGCGCCGGCGCGCGTCCTGGCGGTCGGCGAGGAATTCGCGCTCGAGCTCGGTGTCGGCGGCGAGCACCGCCATGCTGAAGCGGTGCTGCAGCTCGGCACTCGCGCGCAGGCGCTCGACGATCGACTGCGGGTCGGCCGTGCCAGCGACGCCGGCGGCGATCCCGACCACCTTCTCGGCGACCGAGGCCGAGGCTTCGCCCGCGCCGAAGTAGCGCATGATGCTCGGCGCGTACTGCGCCAGCGCGAGCGCGATCGGGACGAGCGGCGCCGGCACGGTCAGGCACCTCCCCGGCCGGCGCGCAGGAAGTCGCTCTTCAGCACGACGTAGCGCGTGTTGTCCTCGAACACGAGCACCAGCACCTCGCCCGGCGCTCCGGCCTCCTCGGCCGAGAGCTCGAGCCAGCAGCCGGCGAAGTCGCGCCACGAACCGTCGCGTCCGCGCCAGGTGCTGCGGATCGCGCGCCAGCGGCTCGCGTACTCGGCGCCGGCGCCGGCGGCGAGCAGAAGCGAGCGCGCATCGGCGCACGCCGCGGGCATGAGCTGCATGCGCACGTGCTCAGCCTCGAACACGTGCAGCGGGATCTCGGCGGCCGCTACCGGAGGAGCTGAGGGGGGCGCCGGCTCGAGCACCGCGCAGCCAGCGAGCGCCGCAGCCGCGGCGAGGAGCAAGGAACGCTTCATGTGAAGAGCCTCCAGAAGAGCTGGCCGACGAGAACGAAGCCGCCGACGATGGCGATCGCCGCGCCGGTGACGAAGAGCTCCACCGGCTCTTCACACCGCCACAGCGCGGCGGCCGCGATCCCGGCGCCGATCACGACGAAGCCGAGGCCGACCAGGATGACCATCACGAGGGCGCCGCCCAGACGAGGGTGAACGCGTCCAGCACCTCGAGCGCGAACCTGTTGGTCAGCTTGAGCAGGCCCATGAACTCGTCGAAGCCGTGGCCCGATTCGCTGATGCCCGGTCTTCCGAGCACCGGGTTGAACGCCTCGCCCACGCAGATGCAGCCGTGGGTGTCGAGGTCGATGTTGCCCTTGTGGAACAGGATCGCGCTGCGCCCCGGCACGTTCGTCACCTCGAACGTGTCGCCGAAGGTCGGGCTCTTCACTCGCCGGCACTCGTAGACCCCGGCGGGGATGCAGGACTCGCCGCGCCGGTTGTCTTTCCACGGCCGCTCGAGCGTGACGGCGAAAGGCGTGCGGCCGTGCACGAGCGCGCCGTAGGTCGCGATGCCGTTGTCGGCGACGCGAATCAGCCGCATGACCAGGACTGCCCGATGAAGAACCCGCGATGCATCGCACCGCGAGCGTAGGCACTTGGGGAGCCGGCCTTAAGGCTGACGCGCGTCAGCCGCTGATGAGGAAAGCTGCTCTTTAGCTTGAAGCCGGCGCGCCGCGCCGTCAATCGTCCGGGGCGGGGTGAGAGCTACTCGAAGAGCTGGCGCTGCGGCTGGGCGGCGGGATCGGTGGCCGCGAGATCGGTGCGCGTGAGAACCCGGTAGACGTGGCGCTCGGTGATCTCGTACTTGCGCGCGAGCTGCGGCACGGTGAGCTCGGCTGCGTCGCGCTGCAGCTCGCGGTCGCGCTCGTCGCGCAGGTACTGCGCCGCCAGCGGGATGTAGGGGCGCTCCTGCGGCCACAGCCCGCAGATGTCGCGCAGCGCCTCGAGGCCGATCACCTCGACCAGCGGGTGGTCGGGCTTCACCTTGTCGGCCGGCGGCAAGTACGGCAGGCGCGTGCCGCCGAAGCGCTCGACCAGGCGCAGCGCGGCCGGCAGCCCGAGCGTCTTCACGAGCTCGACCAGCGGCACGTTCACGGCCCCTCGCCGTCGGTGCTGTTGGTCCGGCCGGCGAGCACCGCCTTCCAGGCGACAGCGTGCTCCGGGCAGAGATCCTTCTCGGGCTGCGGCGAATGCGTGCAGCTCGAGCACAGCGCCCGGTCGCAGGTCTTCGGCTTGCCGTGGACAAGCAGGTTGCGGTTGACGATCCAGTCGCAGAGCTGGCTCGAGATCCAGCCGCACACGCTGCACGGCGGCGTGGCGTCGCGGTTGCCCTTCGAGCCGAACTGAAGATGAATCCAGGCGCCGGCGGTGAACAGAGGCGATCCGGCGGCCTCGCCCGAGCGCACGATCTCGAGCGTCGCCTTCTCGGCTTGCGTGCGGTGCGTGATCCTGGCGGCGGCGCGCTCAGCGCGGCTGCGCAGGTCGAACGGCACGCGGTACCACGGCATCAGCGGTTCTCGATCATCTTTTGCTGGTAGCCCGGCACCGGGACGAACCGATCGTCAACGACGTAGATGTTCACGCAGACGCCCTTCGTCCTCTCGGCGAATGCACGCGCCAGCGCCCACGCTGTCTCCTCCTCCTTCAACGTGGCTTCTCCTTCTCCCGGAAAATAGTCGCTGGCGAGAATCCGGCCCTCGACGCGCTCAAAGTGAACGCGATAGCCGCTGGGGCGCATCGTTCCGCAGATCGTGGAGAGCGCGTCGAGCAGCCTCATGTTTTCTTCCTCGGCTTCGCCGTGTTGTTGGCGATCCGGCGCAGGTAGCGCGGAATGCGCAGCGTCTCGATGCAGCCAAGCCTCGCGTTCAGCTTTTGCAGCTCGTCGCGGATGTCCATCAGCAGGCTGACCTTGATCTGGCCCCAGGTGAACGTGCCGTTCTCGTTTCTGCTGCCGACGTTCCAGCTGTAGTCCTTGTGGCGCGCCATCTAAGCCTTCCTCGTCTCGCGACGCCGCCGGTCGTACTCGAGCGCGGCGACCAGGCGGCGCAGCTGGTCGGCGCTGCACCACTCGAGCTGCAGGCCGAACATGCGGCTTGCCATCGCGCGCACGTAGTTCCACGGCCGCGCCGCGTCGGCGAGCAGCGCCTCGAGCTTGTTGACGAGCTCCTGGCGGTCGGCGGGCACCGAGGGCTTGGTGCCGTGCGGCCCGGCCGCGGCCCTGGCCGCGTCGACGCGCACGAAGCCGCGCCGGCGCAGGTGCTCGATCACCGTCTGGCGCTCGGCGTGGTCGAGCAGGCGCGCCGAGTGCTTGCGCGTGAGCGTGAAGAGCATGGTGCGGTAGGTGTCGTCGTCCATGCCGAGCTGCTTCTTCGCGACGTGGATCGCGGCGAGCTCGTTGCGGCGGGTCTTATCGGTCACGATCTGCGGCATCTAGCAACCCCCCCCCCGGCGCTCGAGGCGCTCGGGCTTCACGTAGCGCACCTTGAACATGGTGTTCACCGTGAAAATGATCCCGACGCGCTTTGCCGTATGCCCCCATACCCGCACGACGACCGGCTCGCCTCGGCGCGGCGTGTAGAGCGCGTCGTCGCCGGCGTTGACCGTCACGCCGGCCTTCATCGCTTGGCCCTCACCGTGCGCAGCCGCGCGCCGGCGCGCACCAGGCCGCTCACGCGCGCGGACATCAGCCGGCCCAGGTCGTCGCGTAGCGTCGCCGCGTTCTTGAGGCGGTTATGCTCGCTGCGCGAGACGAGGTAGAGGTTCTCGATGCGGCAGTCGGCGCGATCGCCGTTCCTGAACTTGAACACCTCGCCGCGGCCCGGGCGCAGGTTGCCGGCGCTCACCCAGACAACCAGGTGCTCGTAGGCGTAGCCGTTCGGGTCGGCGAGCGGGTGGCCGCGGCCGACGCGGACCTTGGCGAAGCCGTGCGAGCTCACGAGGCGCTCGCGCTTCCAGCGGTAGTGATGCCGGCCGCCGCCCTGGAACACGCCCATCAGCCGCGCCCCTCGATCAGCACGCCGTCGGCGTCGGTGTGGAGCACCTGGTGCTCGCTCATGTCCTCGACGTACCAGCGGCCCTCGCACACGCGGCAGGGCATGTGGCGCAGCCTGCCGTGGCAGCGCCGGCACTTCTCGCGCAGCTGCCACTTGAGCGCGGTCCTGGCGTCAGCGCCGAAGCCGCGCACCAGGCCGACCACGAAGGGCGCGTTGACGGCGCCGATCTCGGCGCGCCGGAAGCGCGTGTCGCGCTCGTCGAACCACCAGTGCGGCGTGCCGTCGGCGTGGCGCACGCGCAGCTCGCCGATGCGTACCATCAGGTTGACGTACTCGAGCTCGAGCCGGTCGAGCTCGGTGAAGTCGCCGGCGAGCGCGGCGCGCATCGCATCGCGCACCGCTTCGCTCACGGCCGAGGGCGCGCCTGGCAGGCGCGGGTCGTGCGGCAGGACGAGCGGCCTGAGGGCTAAGTCGTCCTTGCCCATCAGTAGCGCCTGCCCGGCAGCATCTTCGCGCGCTCGGCTTCCGCCGAGGTGAGGAACATCTTGATGATCGCGGTCTCGTCGCGCGCCTGCTGCTCGCTCGCGCCCTCGCCCTGGCGGCGCGCCTCGAAGGCGGCGAGCGCGGCTTCGAGCATCTCGTTGTTGAAGACCCAGTACATGGCGTTCAAGCCTCCGTTGAAGGGCGCCGGCGCGGCCGGCCGAGGGACTTCGCCTGCGGCGCCGACATGAGATCGATGAACCAGTAGCGCTCGACCTTGCGCAGGTCGACGAGCTGGGCGTGCGCGGCGATCCAGCGCCGCAGGTCGTCGCGGTTGACGATGTGGTGGCTCGCCGCGCTCCTCAGCGTCGCCGGCAGCCCTTCCTGGTCGATCCAGCGCCGCACGGTGAGCGCCGCGACGCCCATCAGCGCGGCGAGCTGCCCGGTGGTCCAGTTGTCCGGGTCGGAGCGGTTGAGCCCCAGGCGCTTCACCCGCGTTGCCACGGCGCTCGCCGAGCGCCTGAAGCCGCGCCGGGCGAGGCACTGGACGATCCAGGCGTAGCTGTGGTGGGCGTGCGCGCGCAGGATCTCGAGCTCGCGCGCGCCCCACTCGGCCGGCCGGTAGCGCGGCTGCGCGATGCCGAGCTTCTCCGCGCGCTTCGCGATCCAGGGGCGCGGACGCATCAGGCGGCGCGCGAGCTCGTTCACCTCGCCGCTCCGCGGATTCGCCTCGTAGACGCGCCGGATCTCGGCGTCGATCGCCGCGCTCGACTCGTAGCGGGTCGGCTTCGCGCGCGGCTGCGCCATGTAAGGGGCGCGCAGGCCGAGCTCGGCCGCCTTGCACTGGATCGCCTTGCGCGCCCGGCCGGGCAGCACCGCGAGCGCGGCCGCGGCGCCCCCCGCCGGGTAGTGCTCGCGCAGCAGGCGCAGCTCGTCGGTGCGCCAGTAGCTCACCGGCCCGCGGCGCGAGGGCGCGAAGAAGCGCTCGTCGACGCCGAGCACCGCGCGCTGCATGGCGTTCTGGTCCATCACGCCGCGCGCTCCTCGCGGATGTCGCGGCCGCGCGGCGTGCCGGGCTCCCACGGCCAGGGGTCGAAGCGGTGCGGGCTGCGGTCGCGCGCCTGGTAGATCCACTTGTGACCCTCGCGCTCTCTCCAGAGCGAGGAGCCCGACATCGCGTCCTCGAGCGACGCGCCGTCGAGCCAGTACGTCGGCAGCATGAAGCCCCAGTGCTTGACGTATGGGCCGTGGATGAAGAGCGTCCAGACGTCCGCGCCGTGCGGCAGCACGACGCGGTGGAAGGTGTCGCCGGTGAGGCGATAGAAGCTGCCTGCGCCGCGCACGCGGCTGCGGTCGCGCCGCTCCTCGAGGTACCAGCCCGCCAGGATGAGCGAGCACGCCCAGCCCCACGGATGGTCGTGCAGGCCGTCGGGGTCCGAGCGCACGAAGCGGTGCAGCTGGATGCGGAAGAGACCGAAGACGGTGGCGAGGTGGTACCACTCGACGTAGGGCTGGCCCGGCCGGCCGATCACCTTGACCGGCAGGCGCGCGGTGAGCCAGAGCAGGAAGCGGCGGATCACGCGAGAGCCTCGTTCGCCTCGCGCACGATCTGCTTGTTGTCGCCGATCGGGTTGACGATCACCAGCCGGATCGCGGTAATGATGGCGATGCGCCTCGCCTGCCGCACCTCGATCTCGAACGAACGCGGCGCGTTCGCGTACTGCCCGTACTGCGCCGACTCCTCGTCGGCCCACACGACGTTCTTGAGGAACTGCATCAGCTCGGCGTGGTAGACGTGATACCAGCGAGCGTGAGGGTGGACGCGCGCGTCGAGCCTCATGCGGCGTCCTTCGGCGCGCGCGCGGCCTGCGCCTCGAGGCGGCGGATCTGGCGCTCGATCTCGCGAATCAAGCCGGTGCGCGGGATGCGGTCCTTCTTCTCGAGCTGCACGACGCGCTTGAGCACCGCTATGCTCGCGCCCTCGAGCGGCCCGCCGCAGGCGACGATCTGGCGCGCCTGGGTCTCGACGTTGTTCATGGATTGCTCGCAGGGGCCGGCCGCTGGCGCGTACACTCGCGTGCAGGCGCCGGGCGACCGGCCGTGCTGCTTGCTACAGCCCGGTGCCTGAGTCGACACCGAGCCCCTCGTCGGAGGCTCTCCACGGCTCCCGCGCGTGCACCGGATACGGCCGGCCGGCGCACTCGCCGCTGTGCAGGCAGGCGTTCACGGTGTAGTTGCGCACCGTGTCCTGCTGCTGCGGCGCCTGCGCGCACGCGGAGAGCGCGAGCACTGCGATTGCGATCAGCGTTTTCATACGATCTCCTTTCATGGGTACTGCGAGCGCCCGCGCGCGCGCGGCGCTTTCTGCTCCCCCCGGAGCGTCGTCAGGCAGCTTTGCTCGAGGCGGCTCACGCCTTCCTCCACTTGAGGCCCCTCTCGGGCTGCAGGTACGCGATCACCTTCGGGCTGCGCGCGGCCTGCGGGTTCACCTGCGTGATGCGCCAGTCGGCTCCGGGCATGCCCTTCGACGTCTGCGCGCCGAAGCGCTCGGGCGAGGGTGAGGACCGCGGTCTGGACGAAGGGCAGGCGCTCGGGCGCGAACTCGACGACGTCGCGCCACGCGCCGCCGGGGCTGACCTGGAGCTTCATGCGTCGACCTTTTCGGAGCCGGCGCTGAAGAACGCGCGCAGCTCGCTGTCGATCAGCGTCAGGCGGCGCAGATCCGCCTCGGTGGGTTCCTGGTCAGCTTCGAGCGCGGTCATCGTGCTCGCCCACAGGTGCTGCGCCCCGGCGAAGAACGCGCGGCGGCACTCCACGCGCTGGATGGTCGGGGCGTCCTTCGGCAGCACGGCGGTTTCCCACACCTGCCAGCCGGCCTGCACGATGCGGCCCTCGTCGACGAGCTTGCGCGTGAGCGCGGCGAGCGCCGCGCGCACCTTCGGGTCGCTGGTCAGCCGGTCGATCTTGCCCTGCAGGTCCTTCGGCAGCGGGTTCATGCCTCGACCTCCTCGGCGTCCTCGGCGAGGAGCGCCGCGACCAGCTTGTCGACGTCGCTCGCGGTGTCCTTGATCACGACGGCGTCGCCGGTGCCGGTGACCGCGCAGCCGATGCGCTTGAGCTCGGAGACCTCCAGCGCGGCGATCGCGTCCTTGTTCGGTCTCTTCTTCGTGATGATCAGCACGTCGGCCTTGTCGGCCAGGTGCTTCTCGATCAGCTCGATGACCTTCTCGGCGCTGTCGAAGGTCACCTTGCCCTTGCCTTTCTCGAAACCGACCTTCAGACCGTGGACGACGACGGTGCGCGGCTTGACGAAGAGCTCGGGCGCGCCCTCGATCGCGTTGTGCAGGCCGGAGCCGTGCTCTTTTGCGCGCGCTACCTGGTCCTTGATGCGGGGCAGGTACTTGCGCTTGACCTGCTCGATCTCGTCGTTGAGGCCGGAGACCGTCGCCGCGAGTGCGGCGCGCGCGTCGGCATAGAGCCGCGCGAGCGCCTCGATCCTGGTGAGCGTCGGGTTGGGTTGCTGTGCTTTCTTTGCCACGGTGTTGCTCCTCTTCATGGCGTCATCGGGGGCGGCGCGCGACCTTGCGCGGCCGGGACGTACCCACGTAGGTGATGCGGAATTTCAGCGGGTCCTTATCGCCGCTGACTTCGATCTGAACGGTGGTGCTGAGCTTCCGGCGCTCCCTCATGTCACGCAGCACGAGGCCGAGGATGTGACTCAGCCGTTGCTGCGGATCGAGCGGGCTCGCGGTGAGACGGAGCTTGATCATGTCGGCAGGTGCAGCTGGCCCACCAGGTCGGCGAGCGGCATCCCGCGCAGCTTCGCGAGCAGCACCAGGCTGTGCATCGCGCGCGAGCGCAGGAAGGCGCAGGTCTCTTCGAGCTCTTCCCGGGTGGCGGCGTAGAAGTAGCCGCTCGCCGGGTGGCCGCAGAGCGCGCGGCCGTCCATGCGCAGCTCGGTGACCAGGTCGCGCACGGTGCGCTCCGGGCAGCACAGGATCTGGGCGACCGCGGCCGCGGTGATGCCCCGCTCGCGGCCGACGTGGCGCTCGAGCAGGACGTGCAGGTCGGTCTTAGTCGGCTTGTGCACGGCTGCGGTTGCGCTCGTTGCCCCAGTGGATGGAAAGGCCCTGCAGGAACTCGGCGGCCCGGCGCCGCGCGGCGAAGTCGAACGCGCTCGCCCTGAAGCTCGCGGTGCGCGAGAAGAGGGTGACGCTGCGCGTCTCGCCGCGCTTGCGGGTCTCCTTGGCGAGCTCGCCGGCGTCGGCGAGCCGGCACAGAGCGTCGAACACCGCGTGGCGCACGCTGTCGACGTTCGCGTCGCGCCCCATCACGCGCACCACGTCGTAGGACGTGAAGCGCTCCGGGCACGCCGGGACTGCGGCACGCACCAGCGGCTCCCAGGACACCTTGCGCCGCGCGTGCGTCACGCGCCGACCTCGGCGTTGTCGAGGCGGGTGACGAACATCACCAGGTCGGCGAGCTCGTCGCCGGTGAGCCGGCGGTTGATGTCGACCAGGGCGCGCGCCTGCTCGCGCGGGATCTCGAAGTCGCCGCGCTTCGCGCCGAGGAGCAGGATCGCGCCGTCGGCGGCGAGCGCCGGGCGGAAGGGCCTTTTCGAGCGCTTCAACGCGGGTTTACGCCGCATTGCAACGGACCCCCCCCCTGCGCGTTTCCGGGCGTGCCTGGCGGGCTTCGCGCGGCGGCGCTTGTGGATCGAGCGCCGCGCCTTGTCTGCGCCAACCGACACGCCGTCGACCACCTTGCGGTCGGCGATCTTCTGATCGGGCAGGCCGTAGATCTTGCTGCGCGCGCCGCCGCCGACGATGCCGAGCGCGCCGCGCGCGGCGAGCTGACCGACGAGCGTGGAGGCGTTCGCGTCCTTCAGGCCGTGCGCGCGCAGTTCGCGCGTCGTCATCGGGCCGTGCTTCTTCAAAAGCTCGATCACCTTGTCTCTGAACGTCACGTCGTGTTCCCCCTTGGTGGAAGTGGACGCGGTCGGTACGGCCGGCGCGAGCTCGACCGGTCGGATGTCGGCAACGCGCGGCGCATCGACGCCGAACGTCGTCTCGGTCTTCAGGCGCAGCGCCGCGGCGCGTGCGGCGGCGTTCTTCGCGGCCGGCGTGGCCTGCGGCGAGTTAGGCGAATACGAGACGAGCTTCCCGCCGCCGCTGATCGAGAGCCGGTACTCGGTGGTCGTGACTTCGCCGCCCAGGCCGACCCTGCAGGTGATGAGGCGGCCGTCGGCCGCGGCGGGCTCGAGCAGGCGATCGAGCGCGTCGTCGTCGTCCTCGAAGCACAGCGCGAGCGCGAGCGCCGAGGTGCGGATCTGGCCGTGCTTCTTCACCACGGACAGGGCTTGCTCGATCAGGGCGGCGGCGTCTGACACGGCTCAGGTCTTCGGGATGAAGTCGCGGTGCGCGTTGCGCGGCCAGCGCCGGTGGCGCAGCTTCTCGGTGAAGCGGCCGTTCGCGCAGGCGGCGCCCTCGCGCTCGAGTTGCGCCACCGCGTGCTCTGCGAGCTCGAGGAGCGCGCTCCTGGTGGCGGGCCTCAGGACGCCGCGCGCGGCGATCGCCACGCTGGCGCGCGCGCCCGCCAGGTACCACCACGGCACGCGCACGAACTGCTCGAAGGAGACGCCCCGCGCGCGCAGGCGTGGGTTCGCAAGGTAGACGCGCGCCCAGAACTCGAGCTGCTCGTCCGGCACGGTGAAGGGCGCGTGGACCGAGCGGTGCGCGTTCAGCGTGGGTCGCATTCGAGCCTCCAGGTCTGGCGGTCGTGGTAGACGGTGAAGCGGCAGGACTTCTCGACCCCGCGCCACTCGAAGCGCAGGCGATAAATCGTGTAATCGCGCGCGCGGTGCTCGATCTGCGGGTCGAGCAGGTTCACCGGCGCCACCGGCAGCGCGAAGTGCGCCGCCACGACGAGCGCCATCAAGGCGAAGGCGCCCAGGACGAACCACGCGCACGCGCGCACGAAGCGCTGAGCCACGGTGAGCATCAGGCAGCGCTCCGGGTCGAGAGCGCGCCGCAGGCGCTCTCGCCAGGTCGGGCGGCGGCAGCCGTGGATCAGCTCGAACATTCCTTCTCCCGGTTCGGGCAGGTCGGGCACGCCGCGCGCAGCGCGACGCGCAGCGGGTTGGTCGGGCGGAACCTCCCCCGAGCGCGGCTCTGGTTCTCCTGGCAGTCGCGCGTCGAGATCTCGCCCAGGACCGGGCAACTCACCTTCGCCTTCATGTACTGGCCGCGCACGAGCTGCTCGACGCGGTCCATGCGGCCCTTGTAGGAGCGGCCGAGCACCTGGTTGACGCGCGGCGCGGAGATGCCGAGCTCGTGCGCCACCTGGCCCTGCGAGGTACGGTCGCACGCCGCGGCGAGCGCCACGATCCAGTCGGGCGGGTTGGCGCCCCACGCGCGCGCGACGCGATTCACGTTGAGTCCCGACACTCTTTCCCTCCGTTGCGCGGTTCGGCCATGACGCGGCCGTTGTTGGCGTCTACGACGCTCTTGTCCCTGGAGACGATCGGCGCGCGCGGCCCGGTGTTCATCGAGCGGATGAAGCGGTAGCGCGTCTTGGTGGAGCTGTTTCCGGCGCCCTTTCCGGTCGTGCGGCGCGCACGCCTCGCCACCGTGACGTAGCCGGCGCGCGCCAAGTGGTTCAAGTAGCGGCGCACGGTGTCCGGGCTGACCGCGCACGCGGGCGTGGTCGAGGCGGCCGCGAGCTCCTCGCGGTCGAACTCGCGCAGCGCCTTGAGCGCGGCCCAGATTTGATTCGCCGCGACGCCTTCGCTGGTGGGCTTGCCGTCGTCGTTCACCTGCGGCGCGTCGACGCCGACGTCGCGCAGGAGGCGATAGCGCAGCAGCGGAGTGATGCGCGTGGCGTAACGCTCGGCGTCGAGGATCTCGACGTATGGCGGCTCGGCCCGCGACAGGCTGCGCAGGTAGGTCGAGACCGAGTCGAGGTGGATCTGGTGTTCGCGGCGATGGTTCGCCAGGAACGCGATCTCGACCGGCGAGAAGGCGCCGACCGCGCCGCCAGCGTCGCACGACGCGAGCGCACGGATCGCCGCCCACATGCGGTCGCGCGGCGTGAGCGCGCCGGCGCGCTCGAGGCGGGCGGGCTTACGCGCCACGCGCGGCCTCCTCGAAGCGCTCGAGCGCGTGCTGCGCGAGGGCGAGGTAGCTGGTGACGGTGCCGGCGACGATCGCGGCGCGCTCCGGCGTCACTTCGGCGTCGTCCTGGCCGTCGAGCTGCAGGCAAGCCTGCTCGAGGTAGTCGCCGAGGTCGGCGCGGGCGGCGCGCATGGCGGCGAGGTTCACGGCCGGAAGCCTTTCTTGCCCCGCGCCTGGCGCGACAGCTCACGCACCTGCTCGCGGTTACGCGCGGCGACCATCTCGAGCCGGCGGTGCTCGTCGCGCGCGGCTTGGAAGTAGTGCAGCTGCCGGCTGAAAACGTCGCAGGGATAGCGTTGCTGGTGGCCCTCCAAAGAGCGCAGCATGGCGATCGCTTGCTCCAGCGCTTCGATGACGGTCGGGGTCTTCACGCTTCTTCTCCTAGTTCGGTGAGCAACGCACGCTTGCGCTCCAGGTCGGCCAGGTGCTCGGCGCGGTACTTGTCGGGGCAGTGGTGGGCGATCCAGCCCCGCAGGAGCAGCAAGGCGTCGCGGTATTGCTCGATCAGCCGCGGATAGGCGTTCGCGACGTGAGCGATGTAGGCGGCGTCGCCGGCATGGTTGAGCCACACCGTCTGTTCCGGGCGCTCACCAACCTCAACCGCGGTGCTGGCGTCCGCTTCGCCCCACTTGCCTGTGACGCGCCAAGGCAGCGGCGTGGCCGGTTTCTGATTGACGATGACGCTCATGCCGCCCTCCGCTCCGGCGCCTCGCCGGTGTGGAAGGGGCGCGAGCCCCACGCCTTGAGGTCGATCGAGCGCGCGCCGAGCTTCTTCGCCTCCTGGCGCACGTTCTCGACGTTGACGACGATGCGCCGCGCGACGCCGTCGGAGCGCTCGAGGATCTGCGCCAGCAGGTCGTCCTTGATCTCGACGTCGGGGGAGTACATCGCGGCGAGCTTGCGGGCGTCGTCCCTGTCGGCGCGCTCGGCGAGCTGGAACTCGAGCACGCGGTCGTAGAGCCGCTCGGACTCGCGCTGGAGCTTCTTGGGCAGCCGCTCCTCGCCCACGAGCACCACGGCGCCCTTGGACGCTTCGTAGATGTCGAGCACGGTGTCGAGGAGGTGGCGCTTGACCAGGTAGTCGGCCATGTCGAGGATCAGCGGCTTGCCGGACTTGCCGAGCTCGTCGCACGCCTGGTCGAACATCTCGGCCGCGGTGCGGTCGGGCTTGATGCCCATCTCGTGCAGCATCTCGGCGAGCAGCGTCTTGCGGGTGAAGTGGTCGCGGACCTCGACGTAGATCGCGCGCAAGGCGCTCGCCGCGGCGGCGCAGGCGTTCGACTTGCCCAGGCCAGCGAAGCCGTACATCACGCCGATGCCCGGAAGGTTCGCGCTGCGCTTCAGCAGGTGGTCCACCATCCTGCGCATGAGCAGCACGTTCCGGAGCGGCGCGATGTGCGGCGGCCGGAGCGCGGTTACGTTCGATGCGGCTTGGGACATTTCAAGTCTCCCTTTCGTGGGTCACGCTCGCCGGCGGGCGAGCCCCTCCTCGAACTCCCGGTCGGCCTCGACGGCCAGCCGGTAGTAGTCCTGCGTCTGCCAGTGCGCCCACCACTGCTCGTCGGCGTCGGCGAGCGGCTCGCCGGCCGCGCGGCGCGCGTCGAGCGCCTTCCAGTGCGCGTGCTTGTCGGAATCTGAGCGCAGCTCGTGGACGTTGACCGGCGGCGCGCTGGCAATCTCATGCTCGATGCGGGCAAGCTCGGCGCGCTCGGCCTCGGTGCGCTCCTGCGGCGCGTAGCGCGGGCGCTCGAGCGGCTGCCGGAAAAGCCCCTCGATCGCAGCAGGCGCCGGGATCGACGTCGGCGCGGTGCTGCCGTTCCTCGCGGCGGCGATCGTCGCGCCGGCCTCGCGGGCGTTCATGCGGCGCTCGGCGTCGAGCGCCTGGCGCGTCGCGCGCATGTAGCGGCTGCGGTCGCGCGCGTGGTCGCGCGCGGCGTTCTGGTCGTTGAAGCCAGCCGGGTCGAGGCACTCGGCGAAGGCGATGTAGCGGCCATCCGCCGTGTAGACATGCACGCCCTCGTGCAGGCGCTCGGGGTCGAACCGGGCCGCGACCAGGCGCCCGACGTGGTCGGCGAGGTCTCGCGTCCAGTAACGGTTCGCGCGCTGCTCGCCCACCAGGCGCCCGGCGTCGAGGACGATGGTCGAGTCGCGATGCACCCTGGTGGGCTCGGTGCAGAGGAGGAGCAGGCGCAGCTGCTCCTCGGCCGCGCGTCGGACCACGATGCGTGCATACGAGTCGTTGAAAACCTCGTCCCACGACCTTCCCTTGTGGATCGCGCCGCGCCGGCCGGTGCGGGCGTTCATCGCCGCGACCTCGCGCTCGATCACGGCGCGGAGCTGGGCGATCGGCACCGGCCTGGTCTTGCCGTTGTATTTCTCGGAGTCGTCCCACCGCCCGGAGAACTCGGGCGCCTTGTCCACGCATTCGCTGATGCCGCCGATGCCGAAGGCGCGCTCGATCGGCTTGGCCTGGCCGTGGCCGGGGGTCGCCCAGTGGACGTCGACGCCGAGGAGCTTGAAGACGCCGTCGGCCTCCTCTTCCCTGACCTTGAAGCGGTAGCGGTGGCGCACGCCGCCGGACATCGTCTTGTTCGCCGCGGCGCGGGTGTTGTCCTGCAGCGCGCCGTGCGGGATGCCGTAGTTGCGGCAGACATCGGCAAACGCGAGGCGCACGAGATCGGTGTGCTCGGTCTCGTCGGTGCGCCAGGCGAGGATCTTCCCGCTGTAGACGTCGGCCCAGAACCAGGTGACCGCGCGCGCGATCCGGCCGTCGTCGAACGCGACCCAGACGCCTTTGTGCTTGTAGCCGTCGCCGTTGACGAGATCGAGCGCGGCGAGTGCGGTCTTCACGCGCCGTTGCGGCGGGAAGAGATCGAGCAGCGCCTCGCGGCCCTTCCGCGCGAGCACCTTGACGTCCCGCGGGAGCCGCTCGAGCCGCCGCAGCAGCGTGCGCTCGGACGGGATCGTCCAGCCCTTGCGCCCGCACCGGTTCGCGTCGACGAGCTGCCGGATGCAGTCCTTCGCGGTCTTCGCTGGCCGCGCGAGGTACAGTCCCTTGAGCACCTCCCAGGCTTCGGCGCTGATCTCGGCGACCGCCGTGCGCCCGCTGTAGCGCGGGCAGAGGAGCTGCAGCCACAGGTGCTCGGGCTTGCCGCGAACGAGCGCGAGGTAGCGCGACAGCGACGCCTCGGAGACGGCGCGCTTGTGGGCGATCGCGGCGAGGGCGGCGCTGGCCCGGAAGCCGCTGGCGAGGAGTCGGTGATATTCCTGGACAAGCTCCAGCCGCGTGCTCGCCTCAGCTTTCACCTTCTCGGGCCTGGCGTCGAAGATCGCCGCGATCGATTCGGAGCGGGGGTCGGGAGTCGAACCCGACAGCGGACGCGCGGTGGTGACATCGCGCGCCGCCTCCGTGCCCCGCGTGGAAGAAAAAGTCGCACCGGCGGCGTGAAGGGAGGAGGAGGATGAAACCGCCTCCGGTGCGGCCGAGAGAACCTTCTCGGCTAGGGCCGCCTGCACGTTGGGCGGCAAAAAGGAAATGTCGTAGTAACGCTTGCGGCCGCCGCGGACCGTCTCCTCGACGTAAGACCAGGCGTGCCGCGTTGCGCGGCGCTCGATGGCGCGGGCTGTTACGCCCAGGGCAGCCGCGATCGCGGCGATGTCGGCTCGGTTGTTCATTTCTTTTTGTCTCCGAGGTGGCGTTTGATCTGCTTTTCGCGGTCGCCGAGCAGGGCGCGGTCGTGCTGGATGCGGCCGAGCTCGGCGTAGAGCGATTCGTGGCCCACGAGGATCTGCGTGCCGCGCTTGCGGCCGAGCAGCTCCTGCAGGCAGTTGGTGTCCGTCGCCTCCTCGAAGGCGGCGGCGTATTCGAAGGGGAAGCGCCAGGGCTTCTTGCTCTCGGCGGTCCAGGAGTCGAGCATCTCCTTCGTGAGCTGCTGCCCGGTCAGCTCGGACATGCGCGCCGCAACCTCGTAGCGGCTGCGGGTCGCTTTCTTCAGCGCATCGGAGAGGACGTGGCGCAGCTCGGTCGCGTAGTCGAGGCTGCCGCCGATCGGCGCGGGCGCGCGCGGGATGTGGAACAGGTCCGCGGTGAGCTGGTCGCGCTCGCGCCTCATTCCTTCGCCTCGAGTTTGTCGGCCAGCCGGCTGACGCGCTCGACCTTCAGGCGCTCGCGCAGATCCATGCCGTAGCGGTGGATGGAGGACTTGCTGATGCGGTGGCCGCGGGCACGCAGCTCGAGAGCTAACGCCGCGTAGCCCGAAAACCCGCTCTCAAGGAGCCGAGCGTCGAGTTCGCCGCGCACATGCACCGGAAGCTTCGCCACGCGCGATACCTGGGGCATGTCTAGCGAGCCCCCCTCGCATGGACATTGCTTCCTGCGCGCGCGGTGCTACGCTTCCTCTTGTACCGACCAAGGCCGCGCTCGCCCCGCCCACTCTTCGGCGTTCCATCGTTGTGATAGCGGGAGGGCCAAATGCGCCGCGCAGGTACGCCGATCTGCTCGGCGATGATGGCTTCGGCTCTCGGCCACGGCGTGTTCAACGCCGTCGCGAGGCTCCTGCCTTCGTAGCCCTGGCTCAGCGAGAGTCGGCGGAGAGACCAGCCGCGCTTCTCGAGCGCGGCCTTGATGTCGGCGCGGTGCCAGTCCTGGCGGGCTGGTTTTTTTGTCGTGTCTACGTTCGACATTCGCGTAGACATCGTGGGCCAGATTTGGCACCAGGTCAATCCTGGCGGGCTGGTTTTTTTGTC